TTATCCTCCTTACTTAATTTCAAAATGATCTTTAATCACTGCCTTTGATACTGTCATTCCGGTCATCTGTTGAGCGTTATACAATCCGGTATCTTTTTCTGTCTGGATGGTGTTAGCACATTCCCTAACAATCAACTCGGCGAACTTTTCGTTGTCAAAATGTAGTTGGCCTTCTGGACGTGTGTCCCAGCATTGTTCAGCTAGTTCTTTAATTCGTTCGTTCATTCTTCAACTCCGAAATGTTCTTTAATAGTTTCTACTGCTTGTGTTAGTCCATCATCATAACCAATGTCATAAACATCGGTTCTATATTCATTTACTTTGACTGATTCGAGTTCTGCTATACACTCCCGCACAATCAACTGGGCGAACTTTTTCAAATAAGTTTCTTCCAAACTATTAGCAAAGTCAAATCCAGGCAAGGGTTGGTATCCAGCCTCGATAGCAAGTTCTTTAATTCGTTCGTTCATTTTATTCTTTGATTTAGGAAAATCAATAGGGTTATTGGTATTTGAATAGTGCGGTTTCATTATTCAACTCCGAAATGTTTCTTAATTGCATCTTCCACCGGTTCAAGCCAAGTGTCGCTGTACTCTGCTTTTCCAGCAATCTTAGCACATTCCCGCACAATCAACTCGGCAAACTTCTGTTCAAATAACATTTGTGCGGTATAGCCATCATGGTCTGCATATGCCCAGTCTTTAGCCTGTATAGCAAGGTCATGAATTCGTTCGTTCATTACTTAACTCCGAAAGTGTTCAATGCTGGACGCAATGTGTTAATCAATTCAGTCTCACGAACATGTGCAGGACGCTTACCACGCACAATTTCAATCACACCGAATACAAAACGCTCGGCACCACGTTCACGCAATGCACAAGACAAACCCCAATTCTTCTGCTCAGTCAAGGCCCGTTGCATATGCTTTTGCATACGACGGGTCAATGTCTTACGCACATTTCCTGCGAAACATACAGCAGTCAAACCAACGTAGGATTCAAATGTTACTGTATCTTGGATAAAGTATAACACTTGATTACGATCAGTTCTACGCTTACGGGTGATTTTCAAGTTCATAAGTGTATTATATACCCAAATCCATTTAATGTCAACCGTAAGTTTCCAGTAAGGATGTGACAAATTCCGGGTCGCTATCCCCGAGGTCTTTATCTGTTGTAAAAACGCAACAGTTTCCAAACTTGGACAGTTTGCGTCCTGCATCATCATTGTCACAGACTGCGACAACCCGACGATTCAGACAGGTTAACCAGTTGCGTAGGTCGCTGTTCGGGTTGTTAGATAGCACGGCCAACGCACTAAATCCACGCTCAGTGAGTCGGGCCGCATCAAACACCCCTTCGCACACAAACACGACTGAGGGGCTTAAATAGAGACTTTCTACTCCCCAAACAGTCTGTGTAGGCTGATTTCGGTATGTGAAATACTTGCCCAGCTTGGGATTATTCTGTGGTTTTTTCTCCCCTGAGGGACGATATTGCTGGTATCCTACCAGCTGTCCGCTAAGATTCCACAGGTAAAAAGTTGCGACACCCTCTGCTTCATCAATCACTGGCTTGTGAAGTTCTAAATCTAAATGACGAGATTTTAAGTGTTCTTTCAGCATACCCATAGTATACCCATAGTATACACCCAAAACCATTTATTGTCAATCAGTGTTTTCTGGGATTTCTTTAGGGATTTCTGTCAGATACTCATAGTTTGTAGTATCTATATTTTCTCTGAAAACGATAGCACCGTTCTTTAAGTGAAACCTGCGGGCTAAGTTAGTCTTGGGGCTTAATGTCACAAATCTAGTAACGCTAGGATATTGTGCTTTAATTCCCTTCACAGCTTGTATAAGCAATTCTGCACCTTTGCCGCTTTTGTAACTCCAAATGGTATAAAATATGGCCGTTGTGGGCACTTGAGCAGTTTTCTTCAAATCTTCTAGACCTTCAGGAACAAAGTCATGGAAGCTAACACATACCATTGCTTCTGGATTATGTTCTTCATCAGTTAGTGCAGCAACAACCCTGCCGTCGCTAACTCTAAAATCAGTAGATATTTCAGGACGAACAGGATCGTCTTTGATGAAACTTAATAATGTGTGTGAAAGGTCTGTGATGAATTGAAACATGATACTGCTATTTATACGTATATTATAAAAACATAAATTTTATCCAAAAGAATAGGACCCGAAGGTCCTATTTTGATTTACATATAATTATACATGAATGATTTCAATAAACCCTTCTGCTAGAGTAGGCATTTCAAATCCATCAATCATAGTACGTATAACATAGTCGGGAATGTTCTTACCAGGACGACTTGCTAAACGCTTTGCTAGTTCTTCACTTTCAGGAGTGCGAAACACCACAGCGATATGTTCATAGTCAGGCAACATATTAAACTTCTTCTTACGGCTCTTAACTGTAGTAGAAGTTTGATCCCAGATAATGTCTTTGCCCGCAGTTCGTGCAGCTACTACATCCTGAGCCATTAGTTCCACTGCTCGTGGCATGTGTTCTTTGAAAACCTCGTTGTATGTCTTGCCCATCAAAGTAGCATAATCTTCAACATGATTATCAGTGCTTACCAGAACACAATAAAGGGGCCAGTCTTGTGCTGCAATCCAAGTACTTTTACCTGAGCCTGGTACTCCAATTAATTGATAACACTTTGCCATATTAAATATCTCTTTCCCAACCTAATTTCATGCCACGCCAGTTGTTTGGCTCAGTCTTTTCGTTAGCATCATAGGTCCATCCAAGAACCTTCATCATCTTGTGCTTGACCATTAAGTTAGGCTGACGTACTGCATGAGTATCCTCAAAGCCCATCATAACGCCAACTTCGGTCACGGCTCCACTACGACAAATTCCAGCAGTGCAATGTACAATAACATTCATGTCATTGTCCTTTGCATGTTGTAGCAAACGAACAAGTTCAATTGCCTGTGCATCACTAACTTTCCAATCTTCTTCCATTGAATAGTCATTAGCTTCAATGTCAAGGAACTCAAAATTGTGTCGCTCTTTGAAGTTGTGCTTGGCTTCAGGCTTCCAACCTGCCGGATCAGTAATGCTAATCAACATACTATTCTGTCCCGGATCCTTATACCACATGCCACTACTGATATCAGTTGCAGCGCAATTCTGAATAAACATTATATCACCTTTTCTTTAATTTGTCAAGCTCGTTTGCTGCTTCTTCCAGTAAGTCAGCAATACGATCTGGTTTACCTTCTGATACACTTTTGCGACCTTGAATCTGTCTGCGAATCTCTGCACGTTTACGCAACCGAAATACTAAACTTTGCTCAGAGACTGGCAAGTGACTTTCATCTTGGGCCATCAGTTCTTCAAAGCGGTCATGTTCTTCGTGCAATTCAACATGCTTTAACTTTAGTTTGATTGGTCCACAAACATGGGCGGTGTCGCCGGTACCGTTGTCATCATATCCACATTTATCGCATTTCATTCTTCAACTCCAAAAAGTTTCTTAATCCTTATTGCGGCAATGCGAACACTGCGACCATCATGGCTACCATCGTCTTCATCATCCAAAATGTCAAGACATTCTTCGACAATCAACTCGGCAAATTTTGTTGCGTGGTCCACGCCCATCCATTTACCGCTGACATCTGTACCAGCTTGTTTCATTAGTTCTTGAATTCTTTCTTTCATGCCATCTCCAATTCAGCAATTTTCTCAAAAGCAATTACTGCTGGTAACAATAGTACGGCTGCTGGGTTTTCGCTGAGTATTGCCCATACCTTCAACTGATCACTGCTCATATCAAGGTACTGGGCACAGTCATCATATGCAACGAGTGCTAACATTGCACCATAAGACGCATCCCCTGCTGTATGGCCTGCGTGGCCCGTGGCTGCATTATAAGCCACAAAACGACTTGCATGCCGAGCCGCATTCACTGCCGCATCCCAAGCCGCGTCCCAAACCGCATCCCAAGCCGCGTCCCACGCCGAACGCCATTCCGCAGGATGTGCCTTTACTGATGCTAATACACGATCAATATGTGCCGCATTGGGCAGATGACTCCATGCAGTTTCCTTCATACAGTCTCCAAATAGTTACGAACCCATGCTAAACGTTCTTGTTCATTCATAGCAGTGTACTCAACAATGTTAGCACGGATAGCGTCAACCAGCGGATAATATTCTTCATCCAAGTTCTTCTTGATATCAGCTTCCATGTTTACTAACTTATCGGTACGTGGATTGCGGGCAACCCACTTTGAAGTCAAGTAGTATGGACTCTTGATCTTTGCAGAAACCCCGTCTACAGTGTAGAAAACAAAACCTTCATGACGAACCTGCTTTGACTTTGCTACCAACTCACTCAAAGGCAAAACATAGGATTCTACATAGTTGCACTTCAAACATGACATTGCATAGTTTTGAGCCCAGTTGGACACACTTACGCCGTACATCTCTACTTTTGAGTCCCATGAGTTTTCACGGTAACCTAGAAAGTACATGCCTGCATCTTCTGGAACAATGTGTGGGTCGTTTGGATGAACACATTCAAACATTAGTGTCATGCCTTTAGCTGTATGAATTTCCATTTGCCAATCAGCCCAGCACTGATGCTTCAACATCATTTCCTTGGCGTAGTCTACATAGTCGTTTTGAGTTGAACCAGTAGTACTCACTAGGATATCGTTGTTATACCATGTCATAGCCACCATGAAACCGTTTACTTTACGATAAGCAGTAACTAAAGTATTGTCTGCTAACACAGGTGCCTTGGCTTCAACACCGTAGTTGTAGATTTTTGTGAATGGACGAGACACCACATTGAAGTCAGCATCAACGATGGTACCGCGACATTCTTCTAAGAAGTCATTCCACAAGTTATCGTAGAATACACTCTTGCGATACTTTAATACATAGATACCATCACCAGCAG